TCCAGCACAACCCACCCCTCACCCCACACGGCACTTGGCAGGGTGAGGGGTGGGTTGTGCTGGACCGGCAAACGGACTTCGCGGTTACGAAACCGTACAAGCGCAAGCATGATTGTGTGCGTGGGTTTTTTGCTGGGGTAAGGAAGGGAAAGATTAAATTGGAGTGGCCAAGCAGGAACACAAAGCAATGAATGACAAATATGAAGACCAGCCTTTTATCTGGCGCGAAGAGTGGACGACGGATGACATGCGCGAAATGATTATTGTGAGATTTGACAGAATTGCCCGTGAGCGATGGGACAAGTCGAAAAAGCCCCGCACACTCGATACGATAGGAGAGATGGAGGCGGCTGCTGTTGATGCGTTTTTTCGAGCGTTTGAACTTCGGATGAAACGTGCGAAGGCATCTGTAAAGGCCGGCTGGTTGCATGAAATCCCACCCGAATAAATTATGAGCGCACCCACCACTAAAACCAAGAAGCTGGATCCATCAGTTACGGATCTGGAGAACTTTTCCAAGGACATATTTGGGATGGAGTTGTACCCCTGGCAGAAGAAATCGATGCAAGGGATTACGGGGAAGGGAGGTCGGAGTAAGGTTGCTGTGAGGGCGGCCAATGGTTCGGGTAAGACCACTCACTTGGCGGCGCCGGCAGCGTTGTGGCATGCGTTGATTTATCCTAACTCGATTACGATTACTACGTCCGGGGTTTACCGTCAGGTTAAGGAGCAGATGTGGCCTTGCATCCGATCCTTGTCGGCCAAGGTTAAGGGGTGGGGGATCCAGGTGAACCAGACTGATTTGGTGACGAGCGCGGGTAGTAGGATTATCGGGTTTAGCACGGATGACCCCGGAAGGTTTGAGGGTTGGCATGCTGATAATTTGATGATCATCATTGATGAGGCGAAGACGGTTTCCGATGGAATATTTGAAGCGGTTGCGAGGTGCCAACCTACGCGCCAATTGGTGATCAGTTCGCCCGGAGGTACGAGCGGAGAGTTTTGGCGGATCTTCAACAAGCAGCAACACTTGTGGGACTTGCATAAGGTGACCAGTTACGATTGCCCGCACATTTCCGAGGCGTGGATTGATGAGCAATTTGATCGGTGGGGCAAGGATCATCCGTTGATCAAGTCGATGATTTTCGGCGAGTTCATGGAGATGGATGACGAGCGATTGGTGGTGCCATTTCCGGTTTGGGATAATTGCCGAACCAGCCCACCGCAGGAGAGTGGGCGGGATGTTTCGTGTGGGGTAGATTTCGCCGGCGGTGGGGATGAGAATGCAATGGCGATTCGCCGCGGCAATAAGATTGAGAAGATCATCACCTGGCGGGACAAGGATACGATGGCGAGTGTGGGGAGGTTTATCATTGAGTTTAAGAAGGCCAACCTGAAGGAGGAGGAAATTTATTGTGATGTTGGCGGGTTAGGATTGCCAATGGCCGATGCTTTGCGGGAGGCGGGATGGAATTGCCACCGCGTTAACTTTGGTGGACGGGCACAGGATTCTGATGTCTACACGAACCGCTCCGCAGAGATGTGGTTCACCGTTTCCCGGTTGCTGGATAAGTGCGAAATAATTATGCCCGACGACGAGGTGCTGGCACAGCAGTTGACCAGCCGCCGATGTTCGGCCAACAAGAATGGTAAGCTGAATCTGGAGAGTAAGACGGAGATGAAGGCGAGAGGGTTGGCTTCACCGGATAGGGCGGATGCGGTTGTGTTGGCGGTGGCGGCAAAGGGTTCCATCGATGACATGTTGGTAGAGTATGTTAGGCCGAGCCTGACTGAAATATTTGCCGATATGAGTGCTGGTGATGCCTTGCCGGAAGGGATGGATTGTGGAGGATAATTTTTACGGAAATTAACCTTCGCCTTCGGCTACGGTTAATTTGTCCACATCTGTCCACTAAAACGACACTTGCAACCGCTTTTCTGTAGACAGCACCGGGCGGGTATCGTCATATCCTACTGAATGGGGAAGTTATCTCGCAATGACTTACATGCAGCGTGTTTGGATGACCTGAAAGACCGCTCTCAGTGGGACACGCGCCAGGGAATGTTTTACAAAATGCGGCACAATGGTTTGCGCCGCAAAACAAAGCCTTGGCCCGGTGCAAGTGATGCCCATTTTCCTTTGAGCGATACGGTGATCGGGCGTTTAGCTCCGTTCTATTTCCAACAAATTTTCGCCACCGACCTTGCCGCGCAATTTACGCCGATCAGGGATAAGACTCAGGCATTTTCCAATGCGGCGGCGCAGTGGTTTGACTACCAACTCAAGCAGAAAACAAATTTAGAGACTGAAATTCTCGCTTGCATTGACTTCATGTTGATGAGCGGGCGGGGGGTGATGAAAAGTTACTGGGATGAGGACAAGAAGAAGGTCCAATTCCAGAACATCGACCCCCAGCACATCATTGTCCCGACCTGGACCCGCGACCTGATGGATGCGGACCGCATCGTTCATGTTCAGCACTATTCACAGGATTCTTACCGTCGCAATTCACTTTTCAATCAGGACGAGGCGTTGATCAAGCGCATCACCGGCGCCGGCACGGATGTACGCGGGGATAACCAGAAAATTCAGTCCCAATATCAAAGGGAAGGGTTAACCTACAATGAAGAGGACTACATCATCATTTGGGAAGTCTGGACAAGGGACGCTGATGCCAATTGGAACTGTGAGACGTTCTCTCCGTTGCGTCCTGAAGAGGATATTCGCAAGCCTTACAAGTTGGGCAAGGAATATTACAACCGCCCACCCTTCTGCCAGTTTGAGTACGAGATTAAGGACGGGCGCTGGTACTCGCCGAGGGGCATCACCGAAATCGTTGCGGTGCATGAAGCAGAATTAACAAAGACGCTTAATGAAAAGAATGACTATGCAACGCTAGTCAATCGCCCCCTGTTTCGGTCATCCCGCGAGATCCCCAATGCGGCTAACTTGAAATTTTCACCGGGGCAAATACTTCCTTACGATATTCAGCCCATCACCATGCCGCCACCTCCGGTTTCATTTGATCAATCGATGATGTTCACCCGCGACATTGCCGAGCAACGGGTGGCGACACCTGACTTTGGAATGTCGCAATCACTTCAGAACACCGAGCGGCGCACTGCTACGGAAATAAACCAGATAAGTAATTTATTTAGCCAGAGTTCGGATTTGCGTTTGCGCATTTTCCGAATCGGGTTGGGCCGCCTGTACAATATGGCTTGGGATTTGATGCGGAAGCACTCCAAGGGCAGTTTGAATTATTGGTACGAGGATACCGTGAAAGAAGTCCCCGGCGCCGCGCTGGGTGAGCAGTATCATGTGCGCCCAACGGGAAGTGCTGACGGCGTGAATCGCGATTTCATTTATCAGCGCAGTGTGAACCGGATGCAGATGTTTGCCGGGGATCCATTCATCAATCAGGGTGAATTGCGCAAGTCAGTTTTGGAGGCGGACGATGTGGCGCTGGTGAAACGGTTATACACCGACCCAGGTTTGCAAATGGCGGATCAGGCAGAGGATCAGGCCAACGAATTAACCTTCATGCGGCTGGGATTCCCGGCGGTGGTGAAGGACTTGGATGATCACGCAACCCACATCCGAACAGTGCTGGGTTACATACAACTTTCAAGTCAATCAGACCGGCAACTTGAACCAATGGAAATGCAACGCATCCAGGAGCATATTAAAGCTCACCTGGAGTTGCTTCATAAAAAGGACAAAAAAGCCGCCAAGGAATTGGAGGCGGAAATTGCCGGTCTGTTGGCTGCCTCGCAACCAGCGGACGATCCACAACAACAGGGAATGCCGCCGGGGATGCCGATGGAAGGTCCGCCTATGGGTGAACCACCAATGAACGCTGCCCCAATGGCGCAAGAACCCATGCCTCAAGGGGCACAACAAGTGGGGGCGAGTTATGCTGCGTAAGTTGCGGGCAGCCTTAAATTTTATGCGCCTCTGCGCATGGAACTGGGAGAGCATGCCAGAGTGGCGTGACCAGGATTCGGAGGCGATGCGGAGATTTTTCCAGGGAGACACCGGGGAGCGACTGAGGGTCACACTGCTCTCGATGACGGTGGCACAATCCCTGGACGGTACATCACGGGCGGGCAGCGATCTGGAGTTTCGCGCAGGATATGCCGCCGGTTTCAGGGGGGCGGTTGCATCGTTGGATGCGCTAATGGTTAAGCCGGTGGTCAGCGACCCGGATCACCGCCCGGATGTACCCACAGACGATTTGGCGTGGTTAAATAATCAGGAGATATAAAACTGATGGTAGAAGAACCGCAAATAGATGAGAGGAATGAGGCGCGTGAAAAACTATTGGTAGCCCTTGAGGCTGCCGACACGCCCCCCAGCGAGCAACCCAAAAAGTCTGAAGAACTCGCATCAGACACATCTGCTTCGGAAGAAGCTATCGACATGCCAGACCCGGAATCCGAAGTGAAAGCGGAGGTGACCGAGGAAGCTAGTGAACCGACTGAAAAGCCGGTCAGCAATCGGGAAAAGAAATCCCAGGAACGGATGGAGTTGAGTTGGAATAAAACCAACGAGGCAAAGGCTGAACTGAAAAGGGAACGGGAAGAGTTCGAGAATCAAAAGCAACAACGCTCTGATGATGGAACTTCACCCGAAGAGTATCGAGAACTGGCTGAACGCTACAAAGAGGATGGTGAGGGTGACCTTGCTGAACTCGCGGAGCAAAAGGCGAAAGAGGTTGAGGGGCGAATGGAGCAACAAAAACATCAGGATGTTGCGGATGGAGTTAAGGGTAAATGGGACGAGAACTTGAAGGATCTTCAAGCTCAATACCCCGACCTTAACGAATCCGAAACCGAGATGAGCAGAGGCGTTGAACATGTTCTGGATCAACGTCCGTACCTAAAGGGTTACCCTGAAGGTATCCAGGATGCAGTTGAATTCGTTAACTCCAAGATTGCCTCAAAGAAGGTTGAGTCACTGGAAAAAACTAATGTCGATCTCAAGGCTGAGATCGATGAATTAAGACAACAAACAAGTGTTACCGGTTCGCCTCCAGCGCGGGAAGCTGCGCCCAAGAGTCCGAACGAAGGCAACCAAGAGCAAGTGAGGGGGAAACTTCTCGACGCGCTCAGGGCAGCCGACGATTCAGGCACAGGTATGAGGGTATTTCGGTAGCGTACAAATATAAGGGGTTAAATATCTATGGCTAACATGACAACCGGGACTGATAATCTCGATGCACAATTCCAAACTTATTTTAGTAAGGAACTGCTTGAGTATATCACCAAGTCCCTACAATTGGTGCAATTCGCCAACAAAGCGCCTCTGCCCGCACGGGCAGGAGCAAAAGATGTGAAGTGGTTCCGTTACGACGAGCCTTCCACTTCAGGAATCACCACACTCAGCACTGAGGGCGGCACTTCGATTACCGAACGTGCTATCACCTTGGAAGAAGTGACGGCTACGCTGGTTCAATACGGTCAGGTAATTTCCCTGACTGATATTCTCCAGTTAACCGAACTCTTCAACCACATGGAGCAGAGTGTGAGAATAAGTGGTCAGGACGCTGCCTTGCATGCGGACTCCATCGTGCGCGACAAACTCGCGGCTACGGGCACCGGCAAACTGGAACGCGGGGCTAATGGTCTTGCAGATCACGCCGCGGTTGTTGCTGCTGCTGCTGCTGACGCTGAAGTTGAGTTCAACGATCTTCTGGATTGTGCAACTCAGTTACGGACGAACAACACCAGCACAATTGGCGGGAGCTACGTTGCGGTTGCGGCACCAGAGGTGATCAGCGATCTGATGAAGACCACTGGTTGGCAGAACGCTGCGAGCTATTCCGATGTGGATGCGCTCTATCGCGGCGAGGTCGGTAAGTTGTGGGGGAATCGCATTCTCTCCACCACCAACCCGTATCGTTCGACCACCCAATACACCTACGCTGCCGCGGGCACTGCCTTCAGCACGTTCGTATTTGGTGCGAACGCATTCGGTGTGACGGATATTGCTTCGCAGTCTCCGTATGGTCCGAAGGTGATGATTGCTGATGGTCCTGATAAGGGCGATCCGCTCAACCAACTGACGAAGGTTTCGATGAAAACATACTACGCTGCGGCAGTGCTTCAGCCCAAGTATTGCGTCGAAATGTATTCCCAAACTACGTTTGCCTAATACCAATTAGGATAACCAACCTGGGGGGAGAGATTCCCTCCAGGTCTTTACTATGCCTTTATACACTTTCATTAACGGTAAAGGGAAAACCAGGGAAGAACTGGTATCTCACAACACGAAGTCCGTCACGCGGGATGGCGAGATATGGTTCCGCGGCGCCGTGGAGAGAGTTGGAACTGTAGGCATCCGCCGGGAGGCGGAAGATCAGGCGACCACAATTCGCAAGGGCTACTACGAGGCCGAATGCCAGGGCGGCAGTCGGTTCAAAAGTAGTTACAGCAAAAAACAAATCAAGAAAATCTGGGGGTTTTAAATGGCGACACTAGAAGGCAGCACAATTTCGAGTACCTACAAGGATCTCTTGCAGGTCGATAATAGTAACGCCGGCGTGGACGGCACCTTGCGTGATGTTGAGGACGGTGAGGGAACCGTTAGCAAACTTCAGATTTCTACGGTGGGCGTAAAAAGCACCGGCACACTTGAGGCTACCGGTGATACTACGCTTGGCGCCAACCTTACCCTTGGTGGCGCAACAGTTGGCGGCATCAAGGACGAGGATGCCATGACCTCTGACTCGCCCACTCACTTGGCGA